TTGTATTAATAATTGATCTTCAAATATCTTAAAAATTGGAAGTTTAAAATTTAGCTAAAAATTAAGAAAGGGATGTATAATATTATTATTACTTGAATTATCTAAAAAACCATCTTTACTTATAAGATAATGATCTTTAAAAATCTTTTGACTTTTAAAATATCTTTTTATTGTAAAAATAGAAATTTATAAATAAAGTGTTGTATTTGAGATAGAAAAAAAAAGTATTAATTAATTTGACGTAATCTTTATCAATTAAATATTAATGAACAAGTGTTAAGCTAGACCATTCTAATTTAGAATTATTAATTATATTAACTTGTTGTTTTGAGTCAAAATTTAAATTTGTAGTTAAGTATCATTGATTACCAAATAAAGTATTTGTATTTAAATATTTTTTAATTGTACTTCAGTCAAATTTAAAATATAAAGCCCCCTTCGGGGGCTACACCGTAGGGAGTGACCCTCCGGGTAGCTGTTAAACTTAATGAAGAAAAAATATTAATTAATTCTCTATCTTTAGAAAATTGATAAATTGTTTTACTTAATGATATTAATTTTAATGAATCTAATGCTTTAAAATAGTTTGGTCCTCCTATTAATTCATTTTTAGATAAAAACTTAGTATAAGCCATATTATTTTTAAATATCTCGTTATGAGTTCGTCCAAAAAAAGGATTATTCTCACCTAAAACGGATAAACTAATTTGAGCTCGTACTTCATCTGAATGTTGTACTTTACCATCTATTGAATATTTAAGATTATAATATGGTCTAAAGCTTAAATAATAATTTTCTCGATTGCTTAATTCACTTATAGGGACTAATTCTAAAATAGCTATTTGAAAAGCTTCCCAGCCATATTTTTTTACTCCGTTATAAAATAAAGGATCTGATGAATTTCCCGAATTTATAAAATGAGTAAAAGCCCATTTATGTGATATTAATCTTTTAGAAAAAGATTCTGCACTACCTACATAACATTTCCAAGGTTCTTCAATTGATCTAAATATATAAATTCCATTTTGGCTATTATATTTATTAATGTATGCTTTAGAATAACCATTTTTATCTAAATTATACCATTCAGAAATAGGTTTAATATTTAACCAAAAATCTTTGAATTCATTTTTTGAAAAAGAGCTATAGTTTCTAATACCATGTTTATAATAAATACCTTTAGATAAAGGGTTTTTTATAAAAATTGATACTTGAGTTGGGGGGAGTTCAGAATCTTTTTCTTTATTAGCGTAATTTAAGGCACCAGAAGCGTACTCGTATACGAAACCGATTGTTAAAACAACTAAGAAGAATAATAAGATCCAGAATCCTGATTGAGCTATTGAGTACATAGATACAGCAGCTGGGAATAATAAAAGAACCTCTAAATCAAAAACTAAGAATAAGATACCAACTAAGTAGAAATGAACAGAGAATTTTTGCCGTGCTTGTTCCACAGGGCTAAAACCACTACTTATATCTTAAATAATTTTTTAATAGACTTATTATCCTCAGATTATTTAATATTTATTTATACTTTTAGTAAACTTAATAACTTTTTAATATAAATAAAGAGTTAAAGTATCTACAGAGGGGGTGTTTATATCATTAATTATTTGAAGAAGATAATTCTTCTTTTCTTAAAACATATAGATTTTTAAATAATTTTTTATTATTAAGATATCTTCTTATAGTCATAGGAGTAACTTTAAAATGTTGTGCTGCGGTAGCAACAGAAGGAAAAGTATTTATTAATTTTATATTATTTTTATCTACTAAATAGATATAAACAGGGGTAAAAATAGATGAAAATTTATTTAAATTTTCAATAATATAAATTTGTTGTACAGGATCTTTATTTAGATTTGTAGTTAAGAACCATTGATTTCCTAATAAAGTGTTAGTATCTAAATACTTTCTAATAGTATTTTGAGTAGCTTTAAAATAGGCAGCAGTTACGTTTAATGAAGGAAAAGTGTTAACTAATTCTTTTTTATCCTTTGATATTTGATAGATTGTTTTACTTAAAGAGGATTTTTTTGATATTGCTAATAAATTTAAATAATTTTGTCCTCCAAATTCATTATTTTTAGATAAGAATTTAGTAGTTGCCATATTTAATTTAGATATTTCATTATGCTCCTTACCAAAAAAGGGGTTATCTTTTCCTAAAACTGATAAACTTATTTGAGCTCGTACAATATCTGAATGTTGTACTTTACCATCAATAGAATATTTCAAATTATAATTAGGTTTAGAGCTTAAGTAATAATTTTCTCGATTAGCTAACTCTGCTAAAGGAACTATTTCTAAAACAGCTATTTCAAAGGATTCCCAACCATATTTACTAATTGCATTATAAAATAAAGGAACTGATGAATTTCCAGTCTTAATAGAATTAATAAAAGCCCATTTATGAGTAAGTAATCTCTTAGATAAAGATTCCGCACTACCTACGTAACATTTCCAAGGTTCTTTAATTAATCTATAAATATAAATACCGTTTATATTAGCATAATCATTAGAATAATCAATAGAATTACCATCTTTATCTAAATGATACCATTTAGAAACAGGTTTAATATTTATCCAGTAATTTTTAAATTCATCCTTGTGTGAAGCAGAACTAAAATTTCTAACACCATATTTATAATTTAATAAACCTTTAGATAAAGAGTTATTTTTTATAATAGTTGATGCTTGAGTTGGGGGGAGTTCAGAATCTTTTTCTTTATTAGCATAATTTAAGGCACCAGAAGCGTATTCGTATACGAAACCGATTGTTAAAACAACTAAGAAGAATAATAAGATCCAGAATCCTGATTGTGCGATGCTATACATTGAAACAGCAGCTGGGAATAAAAGTAATACCTCTAAATCAAAAACTAAGAATAAGATACCTACTAGATAAAAATGTACTGAGAATTTTTGTCTAGCTTGCTCAACTGGAGAGAACCCACTACGCCCCCCTCTGGGGGGTGTTAACTGATTCCCAGTTAATTGACCTCAAACAAATAAACAATGATTATTTAAAAGTTTGATATATTAAGAAGGGGGGAGTGAGTTATTGTTATTACTTGAATTATCTAAAGAACCATCTTTACTTAAAAGATACTTATCTTTAAAAGTTTTTTGACTCTGAAGATATCTTCTTATTGTAATAGGAGTAACTTCAAAATATGATGCAGCATTAGCTATAGAAGGGAAAGTATTAATTAATACGATGCTCTCCATATCTATCAAATACTGATAAACTGGCGTAAGAATTGACTTCTCTATACCTGAATCTTTAATAATGAAAATTCCTTGATTAGGATCTTTATGAATACTTGTAGTTAGGAACCATTGATTACCAAATAAGTTACCTGAATCCAAATATTTTCTAATTGTTTTTCTATCTGATTTAAAATATATGGCAGTTAGATTTAATGAAGGGAAAGTATTTATTAATTCTTTTTTATCTTTAGTTATTAGATAAATAGATTTAGTAATAGAAGAATTCTTTGATTCTGTTAATGCTTTATCATAATCTAATCCTCCTAATTGCTCATTCTTAGATAAGAATTTAGTATTCACCATATTAGCTCGAGATTCTTCACTGTGTATCTTACCAAAAAAAGGGTTATTTACACCTAAAACAGAGGAACTAATTTTAGCTCGTACTTCATCAGAATGTTGAACTTTACCATCAATGGAGTATTTTAGATTATAATAAGGTTTAAAAGCTAAATAATAATTCTCACGGTTAGCTAATTCTGCTAAAGGGACTATCTCTAAAACTGCAATTTGGAAGGATTCCCAACTATGTTTATCAATAGCATTATAAAATAAAGGGACTGCTGAGTTTCCTGTATTTACAAAATGAGTAAAACCCATTCTATGGGAAAGTAATCTTTTAGATAGGGATTCTGCACTACCAACATAACACTTCCAAGGTTCTTTGATTAATCTAAAAATATAAATCCCTGGAGTATTAGTGTATTTTTTAGAATAAATGATAGAATTCCCTTTTTCATCTAAAGGGTACCATTCAGAGACAGGTTTTATGTTTAACCAGTATTCCTTAAATCCCGCCTTACTTGAATTAGAACTAAAATTTCTAATACCAGATTTATAATTAATCCCTTTAGATGAGAAGTTATTTTTTATAAAGGTCGGGTTATTAATAGGGGGGGTGTTCAGAGTCTCTTTCTTTACTAGTGTAATTAAGGGCTCCTGACACGTATTCATATACGAATCCGATGGTTAATACGACTAAAAAGAATAATAGAATCCAAAAACCGGAAACTTGCAAACTGCTCATGGATACTGCAGCGGGGAATAGTAATAAAACCTCTAAGTCAAATACAAGGAAAAGTATACCAACTAAATAGAAATGCACGGAGAATTTCTGTCTAGCCTGCTGAACGGGACTGAAACCACATTCAAACGTAGATAATTTCTCCTCTGAAGGTTTTGAAGTTGCAAAAAATAAGTTAAGGGCTAATAAAGCTATAACAATAACTGGAACTAATATAAAATAGAATAAAAATGAATTCATCTTAGTAATAATATGTATATAAAGTTATCAGGTGTATACTATTTAATATTGGTGTAGGGTAAATTATGAAGAAAGTAATAAATATGGTTAATATTGCCACAACGTAAGCTAATATTGGTGATAAATTGTTAGTTTCTATAGTTAAAGTTGTATCTTCAATAGCTGGTAAAAATAAAGTTTTTATTATTTGAAGATAATAAACTGTACTTATAACGGACGATAAAATTACAACTAAACTTAAAAAATAATTACCGTTCATTAAAGCTGAATTAATTACAAAATATTTACCAAAAAATCCTATTAATGGTGGAATACCACTCATAGAAAATAAGGATAATGCTAATGCTATACTAAGTGTAGGATTATTAAAGAATTGACCTCTTAATTGTGATATAAATTGTATTGGTGAATAAACAGATATAATTTTATTTATATTTAAAG